CGCCATATTTGGTTACAAACCAGGTGGAATTCCTGGTATCAGACAAGGTACAGATCAAGGTAGATTTGCAAGACAAAGATTAGAAGCTGCAAGAGAAGTTATTCAAGTTCCTATTCCTAATGCAATTGCAGATCAAAATGCCGTAAACTGGGGTGCAGGAGAAATGACTAGCACTGCGGGTGAAGCCTCACAAGCGGTAGTTGGTGCACTGATGGGCAATAAAAGTTCTGAGGGCCTTGCAAATACTTTAGAATCAGCTGGTGATTTGTTAGGATCACTAGCGAGGGCTGGTCAAACAGCACTATCTGAGGGGTTCATTAGAAGAAGATTAATTGCAAATAGAATTGCTCAAGGTCTCAGTGGTTTAGGTGTTAATATTGATGTTAACCAAGCGATTACAAGACTTGGAGGTGTAGTAGAGAACCCAAATCTTGAACTTTTATTTACTGGACCATCACTGAGAACATTTCAGTTTACCATCAGATTCACTCCAAGAAGTGTAGATGAATCAAAAAGAGTTCGTACAATTATTAGAGTATTGAAAGAAAGATCTGCAGTAAAGAAAGGTGTTCAATTAGAGGGTTTAAGTGATCCAGGTTCCTCCAACCTTTTACTTGGTACGCCAGATGTTTTTCGACTAGAGTACAAACAAGCTGGTGCAAAAGGAACTGGCCCTGGTCAAAACATCAGGGGTGTAAATAAGTTTAAAACTTGTGCATTGACCAATGTCTCTGTTGATTATACTGGTGAGGCTGGACGTTGGGCATCATATGCCGCTGATAGTCAACCAGTAACAACTCTGGTAACATTATCTTTCTCTGAACTTGTTCCTCTATATGATGAAGACTATAAGACTGGATTCCCAGACGACGACGTAGCTTTCTAATGTCAAACTATTTTAAAAAATTTCCCGATTTAGATTACCCTTCCTTACTCAATGATCGACAAGGAAGTGGTGACACCGTTCGTGTCAAAAATCTTTTTCGTAGAGCTAAAATAAGAGAAGACTATTTCACAAAATTTGTAGATTTCACCAAATACAACATTGTTGGTGACGAAAGACCAGATAATGTTTCGGAGAAAGCTTACGGAACACCTAACTTGGATTGGTTGGTGATGATTGCTAACAACATCATTGACATTAAGAATGATTGGCCAATGACAGAATATGATCTCAACTTATATTTGAATCAAAAATACACTCCCCAACAATTGACTGAAATTCATCACTATGAAACGATTGAATGGAGAGATTTCAATAATCAATTAATCGTCAAAGGTGGTCAGTGGGTGGATGAAAACTTCAGTGTTGAATACTTGAAAGGTGGTCAAAATAGACGTGTCTCACCCATCAAATCTGTAAGTTATTTTGAATGGGAACTGTCAATGAATGATGAAAAAAGGAATATTAACCTGATTAGCTCACAATACGTTCCTTTGGTTATCAAAGATTTTGACGCAATTATGAAATATGATCGGTCTTCCCAGTTTGTTTCTAATACTCTGAAAAAGACGGAAAACATTAGAATCACTGAATAGGGATATATACCGCGCAGTATATGGCTACAAAAAACTGGGGCGACCCTGACGGGTCAAAAAGCCCCAGAATTTTTTTTCCGCTATTTTTGAAAATCAATAGCGTTTTTGTGGCCGTACCATCACTCCTCAGCCAGTTTTTGGAAGTAGGACAGTGCATCGTCCTCATCTTCATCAGACTCTGCAGCCACGGGTTGACGACTCAGGTTGTTGAGTTGAGAACGAAGATCCTCATCCAGATCCTTCACAGGACCACGAAAGTCTTCTTCATCTTCAACCTCTTCATCAACACGAGAACGTGAAGGTGCGGTTCCAAGAACGTTATCAAGACGTTTCTTAAGTTCATCGTAAGACTTGAACTTATCGTTGGAAACAATCTCTGCAAGAGAGAACTGTTTTTTCCACAGCACTTCCAGTGCGTCATCATCACCATCAAGAAGTGCAGATGAACGTGCAAATTCAGAACTATCATAGTTCCAGAATCCAGCCACTTTCTTGATCTTCAGTTTGAAGTCAGCACCCTGCCAGAAATCAAAGGGATTGATAGGATCTTCATCTTCAAACTCAGGTTGCATTGCAGCCATAATCTTGTCAAAGATTTTCTTTCCATACTTGTAGAGGAAAACCTTACCTTCGTTTTCAGGATTACTGGGATCCTTCACAACATAAACGTTGGAGTAGTAAGACAGTTTACGTTTCTGTTTACGTGCAGTTTCTTTATCGGCGTCGGAACCAGTATTCCACAGACGCGAATTGTATTCAGACACTGGATCTTTTTGACCCAGAGTGGTGAGCGAATTCTCAATATACCATCCACCAGGACCTTGAAATGCGTGAGAGTACATCTTCACCCAAGGGAGATCCTCTCCTTCAGGTGCAGGAAGGAAACGCAGAACGGCATAACCATTACCAGATTTATCTACCTCAGGCTTCCAAAGACGATCATCTCCACCTTGAGGAGAGTTCATCTTTTCGACTTCTTTAACCAGTTTAGAAGTCAGGGAACCAAGTTTGGATTGTTTTTTGAGATCGGAGAAAGACATTTGGATACCTCGGATTTTGAAAGATTTGGCCTTTATGGGCCATCTGGTACTGATGACCAGTGGCGACATCGACATCATAAATGATACCTCGGGTTGAACTACTTGTCAAGACCCTTTTCCACCATTTTACGAAGATTTTTAATAGTCATTTGCATATTGTTGAACAGATCAGACGGATCCACTTCACGGGGGAATCCAAGCATCTTAGATGCGTCAATGATGTTATCTTTGATCTGTTGTGCTTCGGGGTCGTCAGAAAGACAAACTCGCGTATACATAATTTTTTGTTTTTCAAGAAGTTTTTCTAGCTTTTCCAGATGTCGGTACTGTTGTTCAGTAGACATCATTGGAAACTTCATCGCATCCTTGAAGATTTCCTCTTGAAGTTCGTTGATCTCAACGAGACCTGCACGAACCAGCTCACTTTGTAAAAAACTCATTGGATTTTCTCCTTAAGGATCTTTCTATAACGAAGCACATCAATATTTAGAAACGGGCTGTACTTCTTTATTTTCAAGGAAACCGTACTCCAAATAGGATCTAACAATTTCTTATCAAGGTGATTTGCAAAACCAAGAATTCTATCGAGGATAATCAATGTCTCAATCGATATCTCTTGTTTTAGATAAGACTTCAAGATTTTCGGATGTTGGCCTTGAGTATAGAAGTAACTGTCGAAATTATCTCTTGTAAAGATTCTTTCAACTTCGTTTCCGAAAAGGTATGAGAGTGATTGATTTCGTTTTTGCCACTCTTTGAAGTTTGTTTCTCCATTTTGTATGATTTCACCTATCCACATTTTACCAGGATCTTCACAAGATGTGAAATTTGCAATGAAATAATTCATAATTTCATCGTCATCTTTCTTGCGAGACATTCTCTCAAAAAAATATCTGTCTCTCCTTTTGTTAAAGGAATCGACAGATGCACGGGTCTTACCACCGTATTTGATGAAATCATACTTCTCTTTCGTGAAGTGATTTTTCATTCCAAGGTAGGTGGTATAAACTTCAAATGGGGTCACTTTCACAGGGGTAGACGAGCGCGGGATGTACGTTTCAGAAAGTTGAGTTCAATAGCCTCTGCTTTGATTTTCTCCTTCAGAGGTTTACTAATCAACTTTGCAACGGATTCTACTTCAATTTTATGTTCTTCACAATAATGAACGATAGCATCGATGTAATTCAGGTCATCGTTGTCCCGAACTAACTCTTCAATATCTTTTGTGAATTTAGTTTGACACAGAAACTTTTCTTTGAGTGCCTTGTCCAGGTCTTTATTCATTGATGGGAAGATTATGAGTGACAAATTCTTTGATGTAACGAACTAGAAGTTTAATATACTCGTCTTTGTTTCTTTTGTCAAATACTTTAACTTCTCCAGAAGGAGTTGTCATAATTGTAATCAATTTTTTGACTGGAATGTCAGTCATTTCATAGTACATACAGGCGTAGGCAGTTTCCTGTACAAAGTAATTTTCTAACCACTTTTCTGGTTTAATTTTGTCTGAAGTTTTAAAGTCAATGATAGCAAGCTCTCCATCGTACTCCGCAATACAATCAACACGGCCAGCAATACCGAAATACTCAGAATAAAGGGTACGCTCAATAGCATGGATATGATTAATTTTATCAAGGTACGGTTTGGCGGAGTGGAACATAAATTGGGTTGCTGGGAGGAAGTTTCCCCAATCGATCTGTCTACCTTCAAGATAAGACTGTGCCGCTTCATGAAAATCCGTACCTCTAGTTGTGGCCTTTTTGGTGATACGATTGGCTTCCTCCTCACCGACTTTACGTCTCCACTCCAAGAAGATTCTACGATTATAGAAAGAAGTCACTGAGGTGATTGAAGGCACCCAGTAACCACTTGGTAGTTGATAGAGACGACACTTATCAGTTTCTTTTTTCTCTAATTCAATTTCACCTAAAAAATTATGATATGTTCTTTGCATTAGAGACCGAGAGCAATCTTTTTCATAATGTATTCGCGTACCAAACCAGAACGAACAATGTCTTCAACACCAAACTCAACCATCTCAAAACTTTCATTCATTTGTTCAATGATTTTCATAAAGTCAAGAATACCATTGCGTTCATATGTTTTGGTAAGGTCTGTCTGAGTGGCATCACCACAGAAGATAATCTTACAATTTTCACCAACACGGGTGATAATAGAATCAAGTTCGTGGAAATTCAAATTTTGGGCTTCATCAATTAACAGAATTGAATCATCAAAAGTTGTACCACGAAGGAATGATGTAGACCAGAAGGAAATAGTCTCCTGAGATTTCAGATTGCCATACAACATTTCAAAGTCAGAATCAGTTGGCATCTCAAACATATACTTAACCATATTCTTATAAGGAATCTGGTAGAGTGCAGACTTATCTTCGTGATCTCCAGGAAGGAAACCAATCTCACGAGTTGCAACAAGAGATCTTACAATGTAAATCTTTTTGTAAGGGGTGTATTCATCCAATACATCTTGGAGTGCAAGAAAAAGTGCAACAAAAGTTTTACCTGTACCTGCACAACCATAAGCAAAGATGTTCTTACCATCACGATAAGCATCAAACAACTTTTCTTGATTAGGAGTCAAAGGTTCGATGTCAACTAAGAAGTCGTTGTTAATCGGCTTCTTTCTCTTCATTTGTTTTGATGTGTAACCAACACCAATTGGTTCAGAAGACTTCCTTTTTCTTGGCATACTAGATTTTCTTTACTTTAGAACCAGGAGCTTTTGATGCTTTGTGAAGAACATCATTCCAGCCTGGATTTCTGGAAATCAGTTTATCTCTCCACTCACCCACTTCTGCAGCTGAAGGGCAAGTAGAAGGATCAGACCAGTCGCGAATCCAATCTGGGTTATTATCCTTCCATTCGTCCCATTCCGTCACACTCATTACAATTTCTTTTTGTTCACCAGTTTTGGTGTTCACTATGGGGTACGTTGCCATAACAGTAAGTAGGGTGATTTATTTAGACCCATTCAAGGGCTTCTGCCACAGTTGGAAACTGTTGAACAAAGATAGACTTACAATCATTTGCAATATCCATATGTTCTTTCTGAGTTCCATTAGCCGAACGAAGATTAATATAATGAATCCACGACCGACAAGAGCCACTCATATAGATTCTGGTTGGTGTTGCAAGGGGAAGAACCATACGAGCACACTCCTTTGCAATTCCTTCATCCAACATAGTTTGATAGAGGGCCATTGCGTCTCTGAAATGATTTTGAATCAGAGTTTCATATTTCACTTTGATATCATCACTAATATCATCAATAGAATTCTGACGATTCTTGGTATCCTGACGACGAAGTTCTGGTACGGGAATCGTTTCACTCAACAAAGATGAATCTGCATACCTTTGAGAAAACTCTTGATATGTAAACGAACGATGCCGCAGAATCTGAGCGGCGATAGCCCTGGTCGTTTCAATCTCCAGAGTCATAAAAGATTGTTCAAACACACTCCAATGATTATGCTTAATGCAATAACGAAGTAACCCTGCGTAGTTCTCATTATCCTGGTTAGAAGGATTAGAGACTCTAGCAACATAGGCCATTGTCTTCTCTGCATCGGGTGTTACCGAAATAAGTTTAACAGACATAGTTATCAATCCCAACTAACATTTTGTACAAGAAAACCAGGCATTACATAAGTCCAAGCACCAAGCCCAGTTACTCCTCCAACTTTGTACTCCCACTTATATGCAAAGTTATTATGACTATCATAAGTCATAAAACCCAATTTAGAATCAAAGTAAGACTTGATTGTAAGTTTAAATCGGTTTGAAAAAATAGCACGAGTGCGAAGTGCACCACCCTTCTCACGAGTCTCTACTACGATGCAATTATCAGATATAAATTCATCCTTTGTTTCAAGAGCACAAGGAGTTTCATATCGAAATGGACGATATTCTTTTTGTTTAGTTGTCTGTGCAAACGCGGGTGTAGTCAGTAAAACCGTCGCAAGAATCAAACTCTTAATCATATCTATACTCACTCCTTCTTTTTTGGTTTACAACAATCAAGACAATAATAGGACAGACCAGTCCGAAATGATTTTACCACCTCAAAGTGATCTGAGTCAAGTGGTTTTTCAATATCACACTTACTGCATTTCCTTTGTATATTGTTTCTTAACTCGCTTAAGTTCTTTAAGTTCTGATTTGATTTCTTTGTAAGCTGATTGGGCATCAATCTTATCACCCATTTCAAGGGCGATGATGATGTCAACTCTAGTACCAAAGTGGGCAAGTGCTTTTTCAAAAGTGTCAAGTTCATACATTGTTGTTTCTCCTATTAAAATGGGTAACCATCATCATCTTCAAAGACTTCATCATAATCATTTATATGTTCTGTGTACGTATAGGATTGTACATCTGAATAAATCTCAGATTCTAATTCTGTTACAACCTCTTTGAGGTTGGCTAAGAGCTCTTTAAGTTTAGCTTTATCCATCTCTTTCAACTCTGGCAGAGTAATTTTACATATGTATTGTGATTGTGTCAAGAGCCAAAAAAAGAGGGGTTGTATCAACCCCTCCTGTTATAAACTGGTTCTACTTTTAAGGTTTTTTCAAACCATTCCCTGAGATGAATTCGGTAACAAGACCAATACTTGCAACCGCGATAAGTAAGTTGATAACAGGCAGGACCCCTATTATCTCTATCCATATCGTCCCAGTGGTAATGGTAATCCACTATCTAAAAAGAAATTGAATATAAAGTGATAATAAAGTAATTACAACCGCACAACCTGCGGTAATTTGTAATACTGCAAACATCACTTTGCTCCAACTAGTTGTGCTAACTGTGCTTGGTGACGACGATCTTCTTTTTGTTTTTGTTCTTTAATAAGTTGCAGGAAGTTAAGTTTCTTCATTTGTGACCCTCCTTTACAAACTTAACACCACGATAGGTTTCGTTGTATTGTTGGGCTTGTTGTTGCATTTGCTGTTGATATTCGATACGCTTTTGAGTATCGTATTCAACTCCACGGTATACGACTTTAGACATTAGGGTTCTCCTTAGTTTTTTAGGTTAAAGAGCGTTCCTTCAGTCGGCTTTTGCGTCTACTTTGCACTCTTTTGGCGAGACCTGTTTGATCTCCCAAATTAAATCATTCTTTGCTTGTTTTGGGATGTCAGATTTACTAACTCTCCCTATCATCATTTGTGCTTGTAAACAAGTTAGAATGAGTGCTTCCATAGATGAACGATCCGTTCCGAGTCGGCTTACTTCCGTTCTCTATTCGCAAATAGAGAATGAACGTTCGGTCATAATAGACCTTTCACTCTATATAGTCAAATGATTTTGTAACATATGTTACAGATCTGGATTTTCTTTATACTCTTCTATCAATTCATCAATCAGAGTTTTCTTACCACTTAACTTTTGAATCTGAAAAAGATTAGACTTAGAATACTTCTTCAGTTGTTTATATTTCTTGACCACCTTCTTCATTTCCTTCATATCAACAGTGTAGTTATCAAGATTCTGTCGAGGATCTGACACCTCAACTTCATCTACCATATCTCTACCGCCAACAAAGCCACCGCCGACAGCTTTCTTAAACTCTGGTTTGTATCCACCCCCACCTAAACCAAGGGCTTTATCTTCTGTCATTTCTTTTTCTTCTCCTTATCTGTACAATTCCAAGACTTAGCGGGGACAGTTCCTTTTGTCCACACCATTTTTTCCATAACGTTTTGTCCAAACGCATCATAATAAGAATCAAAAATAGGCACCTGAAGACCTTTCACAATGTCATACCAAGTCAGATCTTCATACCTACAGGTTACTAAGTAACTATCAACAGGGAGTGACTTATCATTTGCAGCAATAACATCGCAGTCTGAATGAATTACAATCACTCCCTTGTTTTTAAAGTCTACGATATCTGCATTAGATAAGGGCATTAACTACGCCACCCCCATTGAA